CCCCCCCCCCGCGTCGCCTGGAAGCCCGCACCCCAGGAAGCCAGGCCGAACTTCTCCGGCGTGTCGCCGCCGTTCGTGGCGTCGGTCGGGTTCGTATCGGTGATGGCGGACGTGTCAGTCATGTCGTGCCCCTCAGCGCGGTCTACTGCGGTCACATGGAAGGGCCCCGCGACGGGAGACCGCACGCCCGTCGCGGGACCCTTGAGGCCAGTCTACCGTCAGGCGCCGACCTTGTAGAGGAAGCCGCTAGAAGCGCCCTTCGCGTTCGTGACGATGAAGTTGCCGGTCTGGACTCCGTCCGGGAGGACAGCGACGATCACAGTCGGGGAGGCGACCGTGTACAACGTGACAGGGGTGGTCTTCCCGCCGGCCGTGCAGGTAACGGACGACACGCCGATGAAGTTGGAGCCGGAGATCGTGACCATGTCACCGGCCTTCTTGTTCGTAGGGTCGATCGACGAGATGACCGGGGCCGCCGTAGCACCGCCGCCGAGGACGATGCTGTTCTCCAGGGCATCCGAAATGAACAGCGTGATGGTGCGCTTCGTGTACGTGGTCCGGTCGTCCGGCTTCTGCGGCTGGCCGGGGGCGATGTGGTACCAGTCGACACGGTCGCCGGCGGCGAACGGCGCGGTCGGCAGCTTGCCCTCACGCTCGTAGATGTCGAACTCGCGGCCGGTCTGGGCCAGCAGCTCCCAGGCCTTGTTGTCACCACCGGAGGCGTACTGGCCGTTGTCGTCGAAGTACCAGTATACGGACATCTGGCCCTCATATTCGGCGGGGCCGGGGACGGTCCCCTTGCCCTGCGCCCCGAGGACGGGCTCCTCAACGGACGTGGAGCCCTTCGAGCCGAGCTTGTAGTCCGACTTCATGACGTACATCTCGAGACGCTGACCGGCGTTCAACTCGGCAACGGTCGGGTTCTTCGGGTCGGCCGCCTTGTGGGCGGCGTCCAAGGCGACGACGGTGATGCGGCCGTCGGCCAGGGTGCGGACTGAGGTTCCCATGGGGTTTTCCTTTCTCCCGCGCTCTGGCGGGCGTACCAGACTTGGCTTCAGTATAAGTGTCGTAGGTCAGTTGATCCGGTTGACGGCCCTGATCTGCCACATGTCCACCGCGTAGAACGGGTGACCCTTCTCGGGCAAGTCGACTTGGTCGTCGCGGAACATGCCGGACGAGTACGACAGCTTCAGCGGCTCCACGTACTGGGCTCCGGTTTGCAGCTCGTATCCCTCGAGGGCGCCCCGCACGTCGTCGAGGACCCGCAGGAGCCTGTCGGCGGTCGCCGCGACCACGGTGAGGGGCTGCAGGTACGACAGTTCCCGCAGCCGCCCGTCGAGCGCCTCCCCGCTCCCCATGTTGACGGCGGGGAGCTTCACGAGGATGTACGGCATGGGAGGGCGAGGGACGGTGACTTCGCCGAGGTACACGGTGTACCGACAGCGTTCACGGCAGGCTCGTTCCGTCGCTTTCACGAACGGGGATACGCGTATCATTCGAGCTTCCTCACTATCTCGTCGAGCGTGTCGGCGATCTCCTGGGTGACTTTGTCATCCATGAAGTCCGCCGGGTGCGGAAGGCCGCCACCGCCACGGGATGTTCCCCAGATCGCGATGTTCGCGAGGGCGCCCTTCGGTTTGGTGGGGCCGAACTCCGCCTGGGTGACGCCGCCGGACGTTTTCGTGTCGTACGAGAACGTTTCCCCGACCTTAGCGATACCTTTGTTCGGGAAGCTTCTGTACGCGTCGCGGGCGCGTTGCTTCGCGCCGTCGAGGGCGTTCTGCACGCCGACCTTGACGGCGGCGGAGGCTTCTTCCGCGGACGCGAAGTCAGCGGACAGGGCCATCAGCTGGGATACGTCGACCGGCATTAGTCCGCCTCCGCGTCCACGAGCATTCGATTCGCCGTCCTGTGCGTCTGATTGATGAGGCCGCGGACGCGGAACGGGTACCGGTAGCCGGTCACCGTGACCACGTCCCCGACCGCAGCTTCGTACGGCGCGTCGTACGGGACGTGCAGTTCCGTCTGCTGCAGTTCGTACGTGTGACCGCCAGTGGTCGGGGCGGTGCCGTACGACGTCTGCTGCCGGAGCCGACACTTACCTTCGTAGACGCGTTCCATTGTCGGTTCGTCACGCTTCTGGTCGGGGTCCCAGTTCATGGCCCCGGTCGGCCTGTCGATCACGCACGTGTCCGTCATCAGCCAGTTCGCCCGCCGGCGGCGCATGTTCGGCCGAGCCATCAGCCGTTCTCCCGGATGTACTGCACCCAGCCGTCGTCATAGCCGACAGGCGGCCACACGGGGCGGGTCGTGCGCATGATCCCGATGCCCTTGGGGCGCCCGTCTTCCGCGTACAGCAGCAGCGACCGGCGCTCGGTGGGTGTCAGGTACAGGCCGTCCTCGGGGACGGGCCGGCCGCCGCCCATCCAGTCGTCGAGACGCTCGTAATTCCACGACTCCGGGTTCGTGTACGCCCGGCCGGCGCAGGACAGGACGATCTGCTGGACGCCATCCGGGACGTCGGCCGCAGTCCACGGGCGGGCGAGCCGCCCGGCCTCCTCGATGACGATCGTGGAGGCCCGACGGAGCAGCATCTTCGCCCTACTGACATCGGCCTCCTCGGTGATGGGCTCACCGAGCCACTCACTGAGGAGGCCGACCGGGGCGAGCGGTTCACTCGCCATGGCGGGTGTCAGCTGATCGTGACGGCGACCGCGCGCCGGGGGTCCATGACGGCGGCACCGAAGTAGGCGTCGAGCACTGAACGGTCCTCGGTGTGGTCGGGGTCGTAGTCGGCGATCTGACGGATAGCGAAACCGTCCTCGGCGTGGCTGGCGCCGAACGAAGCGCCGAGCGGCACGTCGGCGGCGCGCAGGGCCATGGTGAAGGCGTCCTTCTGGTAGGCGATGGCGCGGGCCTGCGGGAGGCGCGGGTCCTCGACGACGGTCAGGCCGAACAGCCGGCCGATGGTGGCCTCGTGCAGCATGTCGCCCTGGTCGGCGGAGAAGGCGGCGTTAGCGAGGTCCTTGTTCGCGTGGAGGATCTCGCCGACGGCCGGGCCGACAGCCAGGTAGCGGTTGTCGAACGGGACCTGACGGGCGTTGAGGACGCGGGTCAGGCGGGCGAGAACCTTGAACAGGTTGCTGCCGTCAGCATTCAGCTTCGTGGCCTTCGCGTCACCCACATCGACAGAGGTGCCGCCCGGGTCGGCATCCTGCGGAGCCTGAACGGTCTCCATCAGCCCTGCGATCTTGGCGGGCAGGATGTCGACGACAGCCTGAGCCTGAGGCTTGACGACCTCGTTCTCGAAATCCTGCAGGGTCCAGGTCTGCCAGTCGCTGGGCAGCCGAACCGCGGAGTAGATCTGCGTGTTGAGAATGACAGGCACGTACGCGCGGGTCAGGTCGTTGTAGGTGATCGCGGTGCGGTTGGCGCGCCGCTCGGCGGACAGCTCATTGGCGGCAGCCTTGACGGGGAGCGGCACGTTCACGGTGGTGCCGAAGCCGGCGGAGTAGGCGGCCTCAGCGTCACGGTTGATCGTGCGGGGGAGGACCGACAGGTAGCGGAGAGCCGCGACGGACGACTCGGCGACCTTTGCGGCCGGGGTTATGAAGTTAGCCATTGGGTTTCCTTTCGGTGCTTAGTTGCGGAACAGCCTCGCACCGATGGTGGCGAGGTCGGGTCGGTCGTCCGGCTCCTGCCCGCGAGGGACGGGGTTCCGGTCTAGGGGGCTAGTGGGGGTGATGAGTGAGGCGAGCGTCTCGGCGGCAGCCCTGATTTCCTCGTCGTTGTCGCCGCGGAGGAACTGGCTGGCCTCCGGGGGGAGCCCGGCCTCAGCGGCGGCGTTCTGAGCGGCGACCTTCAGCTTCAGGGCGGCGAGCTCCTTCTCAGCGGCGTCGGCGCGAGCCTCCCAATCGACGGCGGGCTCGTCCGGGCCGGCCGGGGTGGAGTCGCCCTCGGCGGGGGCGTCCGACTCGCTGTCGGCCGTGTCGGCGGACGGTGCTGACGTCGGGGTTGCGGGTTCGGCCTTGGCGGCCTTGGCGGCGTCGGCGGGCGAGGCGGCCTTGTCCGAACCGGACGGCTCGGGCTTCTCCTCCGTGTCCGCGGCGGCGCGGTCGGTCTGCGGGTTCGTAGCGTCACCTTCGTTGGCCGCCTCAGGGGCCGCCGCGGGCTTCGCAGCGTCCTCCTGGCCGGCCGGGACGGGCGACGCATCGCTGGTCTTCGTGTCGCCCTCCTCGGGGCGACCAGGGCGGTCAGCCATGCGGCCTCCTCTCATGGTTTCTGTGAGACGTTCACAGTGTATATCACTTGCCGGGGATTCCGTCGGTGAACAATCCGGGGTTCTGGCGGCGCATGTGTCCGAGGATTTCCCGGCGCCGGGCCTTGCCGTTGGTTGTGTCCTTGGTGGCTTCGGCGGCTTGGTCGTACGCGTCGGAGATGGCCTCCTCGTGGCTGGTGGCACCGGACCGCAGCCATTGTTTCGGGGTCTGATCGCTGATCTCGTACGTGCAGTCGCAGTGCGGGTGCGACAGGAAGGCGGCCGTCTCCGGCGTGTAGACGGGGCCGCGGGCGGCGAGCATGGAGCAGAACGCGCAGGTTTTCCCGACGATGACGCGGCGGGCGCGGAGCTTGGATTTCCGGGCGGACCGGATGACGGATAGCCGGTCCCGGTCCCGGGCGAGCTTCCCGGCGGCGATACCCATCCTCTTCCGGGCGAGGGCGAGCGCTTCCGCTTCGGATGCGCCGGCTCGGATGGCGACGCGACGGGTGACAGGGCCGGACAGGGTCATGACTTCGACTTCGCGGGCTTCCATCGCGTCTCCGACGAGGTCCTGGGCGATGTGCAGGCCGGACGCGGTCTGGTAGCGGGACAGGTAACGGCTCGTTTCGGCGTCGACCGCTCTGTCTGCGGCCGCCTGGCGGCGGAGCGCAGCGTCCATGAACGCTCTTTCCGCGACACTGCCGCCTCCGCGGAGCCGGTCGACGTCCTCCTGGGCGGCGTCGGCGATCGCTTGGGCGAGCGGAGTCATGGACCGCTGGTGGGACAGGGTGACCGCGGCGGCTCCCCACCGCATGTCAGGCCTTCAGCGGATTGTCGGTCCCGTCGCCCTGGTTCGGGGTGAGGGCTTGCGCGTACTGGGTGAGCGCGTCGGGGTGCTGGTCGGCCCACTTCCGCCATTCGTCGGCTTCCTGCGGCGACACGCCGGGGATCCGCTGCCACAGCAGCTCGGCGGGGACGCCGAGGGACTGGGTGAGCTTGCCGAGCGCGTCAGCGGCCTGGGACAGGGACCTGGCTTCCATGTCCCGCCAGTCGATGCGGAGGGAGTAGTCGGCGGCGAGGTCCCGGCGGCCGGCTTGTGCTTGGGCTAGGCGGAGCAGGGACGCGATGGAACGGCCGTAGGAGCGTTGGATGGCGTCCACATGTGTGCGTTCAGCGCTCTTGGCTTCAGCGAGGGCGTCGGCGGACAGGTTCACGAGTTGCGACCCGGACAGCGCCCACGAGGGGACGGACGCGAGCGCCGCAAGGGTGCCGAGGTCGGCCCGCTCCGCGTCCAGCAGCGAGGACATGGTCGTCTCGGGGAGAGAGCCGAACTGGACGCCTTCGCCGCCGGTGAGGATGTCGGCGTGCTCGAGGATGGCTTTCTGCCGTTCCGCTTCCTCGGGGGAGCCCGGGTCGGTGAGCCCGGTCGCAGTGCGAACGCGCCACGAGTTGTTGTGCTGGACGAGGAGGCGGTCGTTAACAGTCTTCACGTACCTGCGGGCTGCCGGGCGCAGCCGGTCGACGAGGCCCGGGCAGGCGCCCGCCAGGTCCTGGTAGGGGGCGAACCGGACGACGGGGCACACGCCGGCAGGGTGGGTGGCAGTGGTTTCGCCGGTCTTCGGATCGATGACGGACGTGTCGTCGATGTACATCCACGGGACGCCGGCGCCGTCCAGGAGCGCAGCTTCGGTGGGCCACTCCGCCGCCGGGTCACCGCCCCCGCCGCCGGCGACACTTGGTTGGCCCACCGCCACAAAGGAGTTTCCAAACGCTTGGACAAATGGTCCAACCGCATCGACGACTGGTTTGGCGAACCAAATCCCGCCCATCCTGCCGACGCTAACCTGCGCCTTATGCTTGATACCGAATGGAACCCTGACGACAAGTTTACCGTGACGCCACGCGTACGGGGTCGTCTGAAACTGCCGACTTTGGAGAAAAAAGTCCATGTGGTTTTCGGTGATGACTCTTTGGACGACGAGTTGAAACACGAAGCCAACGCCTACCGCAACCGTACCAATACCAATGGCAGGATATTCGACGCCTCCCAAAGTCGCGACAACAACGCCTCCCTTGCCGTACGCTGGTCTGAAGCATTCGCGAAACAGCGCACCAATACCGACTTCGATATCGGTATCCGCTCCGGCAGCGACC